ATGTTACTAAGGTATCTTCTTCATCTGGAGTCTAGCGAAGAGTGGGGTTTGCCGGTTGAGCTTATCTCACCTATCGATGGGTCAAAACAAACACTAAAGAAAAACTCAACAGACAAGCTTACTGGCCAGGTGTTTTATAACAGAGTGGAGTTCAATCCTAACACAGGAGAAGAAATATCTATAGACGACCCAGGCGTAGTTTTGCGACTAAACTCACTTGACATAATTCCGAATGATGGTGAAAACTGGTCAGTAAAAATACCGATAACTCCAGATGAAGAAGATACCTTAGTAACATTCATATTATCACCAACGAAAGCAATGAAATTTAATAGATCACTAGGAATAGTTACTATGTATCTACAAAAAGCGACACAATCATAATGATGCAATTCAGATCAGTAAAAGACGCCTTAAAAACTATTTTAATAGACTCTGCTGCAGATAGGTATCGCGTAATAGGTTTTCAAAGACAAGAGAAAGCTTCGAGCGAATTTACTAATAATAATAGAATGGTAGAGGTTTTTTTCAAGAACGAAAACTTTAACCTTTCTAGAAGCAGGCTAAACGGTCCTGTCGGAGCTGATGTTATAGTGGCCATAGAGCTGACGGTATCTGCAGAGGTAAAGGTGGACCTATCTGCACTAGAGAGCGAGTTTAGCACTCCTGCGGAAAAAATGGCAGCACTGGCCGGAATGAAGGAGGCATCGAATGAGGCAGACGACTCGTTTGATGAGCTTGCAGAAATTATTTATCAAATAGTAATGGACGCAAGGAACATTGACCTAGGCTTACCAGATGGAGACGTGGCCAACAGATGGGTTGGAAGCATAGATAAAAATGATCCAAACCCAAGAGGAGAGCTGGTTGTTCTGACGGGATCATTAGAGTTTACATGCAAAGTCTCAGAGGACGTCCCTGGCGACACTGGTGTTCCAGCGGATTCAGTATTTCTACAAACAGAAATTAAAGATGATCCTGTACAAAAGACAGCCGTTGAGGTTAAATATTAATATACAACAAAATAAGCGAGGAAATAATGATTAATGCCAATTCTTTAGCAGCAGCAAACGCAGTAGGTGTTCAAAATAAACAGTTTCAACCTGGAGCACAAGTTCTAGAAAGAAAGATTGTTTTAATAGGAACATATGACGCAAGTAAATCAGGTATTGCAGACAATATCCCAGAAAGATTCTTGTCTGTAGGCGCAGTAGCAGAGAAGTATGGTTTTGGATCAATGATTCATAGGCTTGCTATAAAGTCTTTTCTTGGCTCACAAGGTCTTGAGACCTGGGTTATTCCACAACCAGAGGCGGGTGGAGCAGCGGCCTCTGTAGGTAAAATGGATATAACGGGTCCAGCAACAGAGGACGGACTTGTTTCGGTCTATATTTCTGGTGAATTTGTTTCTGAAGTGGCTATCTCTAACGGAGATATTGCCGATGACATAGCAGCAGCAATCATAGCATCTATACCAGGAGTAACCGGAGACAACGCGGCGACTGCACTTGTAAACGGTGTTAATAGTAACGAGGTAGATTATACTGCCAAATCAAAAGGGCCATGGGGCAATGATATTGACCTAAGTATCAACCTTGATGATGGTGAGGATTTACCTGCAGGCGTTGCAATAGCAATTACCCCAATGGCTGGCGGAACTACAAACCCAGACATTCAAGAAGCACTAGATGGAATGGGTGTCGATGATAACCAGAATGAAAAGTTTTTCACAGGCCTGGTACATGGATATGGTCAAGATTTAACAGTATTAGATGCTGTCTCTATATATAACGGAATAGGGAATGATTTCACAGGAAACTATTCACAACTAGTGGCAAGACCATTCAGATCTCTAAATGGTGACGTAGAACCAGGTGACGCAGCTCTATTAGCATTGATTGTCATAACTGACGCAAGACTAGAAGATAGAACAAACGGTATTATTGCAGCTCCAGGCTCACAGAACCATCCAGCAGAGATAGCATCTCTAGCAATGGGTATTATGGAGCTAGTTAATAACACAAGAGCCGAAGAGACTTATATTGACAGATCTCTTCCAGGCATTAGACTTGGAGACAATGCAGACAGATGGACTGATAAATATGACAATAGAGACACAGCTGTTAAGTCAGGAATCTCACCAACGCTTGTTAAAAACAACGTGTTAACAATTCAAAACGTAGTGAGCTTCTATAGGCCAGTGGCCGTACCTACAGAGTCGAACGGTTATAGGTCAATGAGAAACATCTCTATTCTTCAGAACCTATTATCTAGCCAGAGACAAGCCTTCGAGGCTGATAAATGGAAAGGTATTACCATTGTTGCTGATCTCACAAAAGTGTCTAATCCAACAAGCAGGCTTAAAGCTAGAGATGTTAGTGCAGTCTTAGATGAACTAGTCTCCCTTGCCCTTTTGTATGAGGGATTGGCGTGGCTTTTCTCGGCATCTTTTACTCTAGACGAACTGAAGAAAGGTGATAAGGTCGTACTTAGACCAGCAGGAAACGGTTTTGATATTGTATTCCCAGTAATTCTATCAGGAGAAGGTGGGATACTTAACCAAGTAATCGAGTTTGATACAAGTTTAGCAGTATTTTTATAACAGGAGTTTAAAATGTCAAATAACGTAGGTACAGCAAGAAGAGTAACAATAGACGGTATAACTTTCGACGTTATGGGAGATGCAAATCTTTCACAAATAAAGGGTAAATACACAAATGAAGAAGTGGTAACAACGGGTAAAATTGCCCAAAAGAAAACACTTAGAGCTCAGAAAGTTGAATCGGTAAATCTCCAGTGTAACGGAGAAGAGGCTGAAGAACTAAAAGCATTATCAGAAAGAACAGGAAGCTTTCCAATGTCATATGAGACAGCAGCAACCGATGTATTCAGAACAACAGGATTTATTAACTTTGAAAATCATGATACAGAAGCAGGGTTAGCAGTCATTCAAATGATACCGGACACTATTGACGGATGGGCAGCTTTCATTTAATTATAAAGTAAAACAATAAGGGGTTAACAAGTGACTACAGATTACCAAATAAGTGAAGAATCAGCACAAAAAGAGCTAAGTACTTTTTTAGAATATTATGAAGTAGAGGTAGAAGATATGGAAGACAAGGCTAGAAAAGCCTTTGACGCTCTTCTACCTGTTATTATTCGTGGAATAAGAAAGGGCATGATTGAATTTAATAATGACGATGAAAATGGTCAGTGCGTGGTTCAAACGCTCCGAAACAAAAAAGTAATTAAATACAAAGAAATGAACGGTCAAGCAAAAATGGCTATGAATAAAAAAGCAGAAGACGATGCAAGTGGTCAGTGCTACGCGCTATTAGGTTCTCTATGTGGAGAGGGTGAAACATTAATCTCGAAACTAAAGGGCCCTGATTTAAAAAGGGCGGAGCATATAGGTGGCATGCTTTTGTTCTGTTAGATCCTAAGATTCATAATTTGATGGGTCTCATGTACAGCAAATGCAGAGACCCAAAACAAGTTAAAGAGATGCTTTACAGTGAATTAAAATACTGGGTAGAATGGAATAAAGCAATCGATGAAGGTCTAAAAGAAGCGTGGAGTAAGACTAATGGCTAATAAGCAGGTAGTAAGTACAGTATTTAAAGCCAAAGATAGCATTAGTCCTGCATTCAGAAGAATGGGTAAAAACTCTCGAAAGTTCGGAGAGTCTGCAGAAAGCTCATTTAAAAAAGCGTCTAGAGGCGCTAAGAAGTTTCAAAATATAACAAAATCAATATTACAAGCATCAGCAGTACAGAAGTCATTCTCCCTTTTAACAGAGGGAGTTAATCAGGCGGTTACTAGTTTTGTATCTTTTGATGATTCCCTATTCTCAGCAGCAGCAAAATTTAAAGATGTAAACTTAGAGACAGCCAAAGGCCAGGAGATGTTTAAACGACTGGGCGATGCCGCTAGACAAACAGGTAAGGACACACAGTTCGGAGCCGACCAGGCAGCACAGGGGCTAGACTTTCTAGCTTTAGCAGGGTTCTCGGCCGAACAAGCAATGGCAGCACTGCCAGGACTAGCCGACCTTGCAACAGCAGCAGGCATAGATGACTTTGGAAGAGTTGTGGATATCGCCTCAGACTCTTTAGGTGCATTTGGACTAGCATCGGACAACGCAGTAGAGAGAGCTATGAATCTTCGTAGAGTTTCAGATGTGCTCTCAAAAACGATGACATCAACAAACACAAGTATAGAGACACTTTTTGAATCAATAGGAAAAGGGGCAGCCTCTTTTATAGACGCAGGCCAAAGCATGGAGACATTTTCTGCTTTCGCAGGTGTTATGGCTAATTCAACACTAAAAGGAGCCAGAGCAGGAACAGCACTTAGAAATATAATGGTTCGATTAGCGAAGCCATCTAAAGAGGCAGCAAAAACAATAAGAAGACTGGGTATAGTTACAGCGGATCAGAATGGCAATTTTAGAAACGCCATAGACATATTCTCAGACGTAGAAAAGGGCCTAGTTGGAATGGGTACAGCACAAAGATCAAACGCACTGGCAACGATATTCGGAACAGAGCAAATAACAGCGGTCAGTATACTTTTAAAAGAAGGAAGCAAAAGTCTTAGAAAGTGGGAGACTGGTTTAATTAACTCGGCTGGTGCAACAGAAAAAATGGCTGAAATAATGAGAAGATCATTAGGTAATAGAATAAAGTCTCTACTTTCAGCAGCAACAGAGGCAGCCTTTAAATTCTTTGATGCATTCAAAACTGACGGAGTAGACGCACTTTCGGCATTCACAGAGGCTGTAAGAAAGATGGACATGGGTGCTTTAATATCAACCACAAAAGGTGTAGTATCTATAACATCTAATTTGTTCACAATATTAAAATCTCTACTTACAGTATTTAGTCCATTAATTGCGGCTACTGTGGCATACAAGACCGTTATTATAGCCACTGCTATAGCTCAGAAAGCTATGGCCGCGGGTGTTTTTATTTACCAACTACTAACAAACTCTTTAAAGGCTACTATGTTAGCACAGGTAGCCCTAAACGTAGCAATGTCACTAAACCCTGTGGGGGCTGTTATAGCAGGGGTGACAGTTTTAATCGCAACTATAGTTCTTCTTGCAAGACACTGGAGTACAGTGAAAAAGGCTTTTGTTGACGGTGGCAATGCTATCTTAAACATTTTCACCAAAATACGAGATATACATAAAAGTGTTTTTAGTAGTGGCCTGTCATTTCTATTCGGATCAGAAAAAAGCGATACTGCTGGCACGGCCAATGGTCCACAAGTATTCAGTCCACCAAATAAAAGTGAAGCAGAGTCACAGGCTCAAAGATTCGAAGGTATCTTGAGTTTTGAGAACAAGCCTGATAATGTTTCATTTAGATCAAAATCTATCGGAGCCCCACTTATCAATATTGAAGGATTAGGGGCCAACTAAGGCTTTATAATGGTTTGGACAGAAAGAGTTAATGACAATATTATATTTACATCTCCCAAAGGTAGAGAGTTCACAGCTCTTTGGATCGGAAACAATAGGACTAAAGCTAAAAAGCTTGGATCATTCTCCCCTCCAAAGAGAAAAGGTACTATATTTCAAGATTTAGATGTAGATGCCACAAGATATCCAATTCCTTTTATTTTTGAAGGAGAAAATCACGATTTAACAGCATCTCTATTCTTTAGAACATGTGACGAGAACGGACTATGGAGCATCATCCATCCTACACATGGAAAACTAAAGCTTCAGCTTGTATCGGTCACAGAGAAAGTGCAGCCAGTGAAAAGTGGTAACCTTACCGAGTTTGAGTCAGATTGGGTAGAGCCTCTTGATGAGGACAAGACAATTTCGGACGCAGAGATAGCCCAGCAAATAGAGGAGCAAATAAAAGCACTGAATCAGGCCTCGGCTGATCAACTAGCTGCAATTTCAGACCAGACAACAGCAGGCAATATACAAGCTCTTAAAGACGCAGCAAGCACGGCCATGAGTACTATAACAAACGGTCTAGAGTCTATATCAGAGCTTTCGACAGACATAGCAAGAATAACAAATGAAATACAAAGAGCTACCACTTCAAACTTAGCCAATCCACTAGTGGCCGTTAATTCACTAGCAACACAAATAAATATTGCATCTCAGGCACCAGCCCTGGCTACTGATAACATATCAGAAAGAATAAGTTCATATACTTCAGTGATAGATGTATTAGCAGGAACGTCTGTAGAAAACCCAACACCTCAAGCAAGGAATTTTATAGCAATAAAGGAGATATCATTATCATCTCTCGTTGCAACATTGCCTAGCATTGCAACGACAGGCGACCTTTCTACAAGACAAGAAGCCATCAGTCTTGCCGAAGCAATGGCCTTAAAGTTCACAGAAATAACAAACAGTCTTGACGCAGATCAGGAGCTATATAGTGAGAACCTATTAGAGAATCAGTATTTTTCTCAGTCACAGTCATATTCAGATATGGAAAAGTTAATAGCCCTGGGCATAAAGTTTTTACTGTTAGCATCATTCGATCTGAAGATAGAAAAAAGATTTACACTCGAGAAAGCAAGAGCTCCGATTGATGTGACAATATCAGAGTACGGATCTTTAGGCGAAAATGAGGAGAACTTTGATCTATTCATATCTTCAAACAACCTAAAGAATAGGGAGATATTATTACTTCCAGCAGGAAAAGAGGTTGTCGTTTATGTCTAGACCTATACCTGGGAAAACATATACAGTCGTTAGCGGGGACACCTTGTCATCTATTGCCAGCATAGCATATGGTAATGAAAGCAAGTGGCCACTAATATATAGTGCCAATCAGAATACACTGAAAACAGACGACCCAAATCTAATCTTCCCTGGTGAAGTAATAATTATTCCAGAGCAAGAAGAACTAAAGCAGTTAAAGAATGACATTATACGGGAGTCGCATGGTAAAGATGATTTTGAGATAGAAATCAACGGGAGAATAATACCAATAATATCAGGTTCAATTATAAGAACAATGGATACCGCTGCAGACGCATGGTCGGCAATGATAGAATGGGTTCCAGGCAAGGATGATTTTATAGACAGGGCCACGGCCCCTTATTCATACGCTCCAGCGAAGGCATATATAAACCAAGAGAGGATAGTTACCGGTCTACTTTTCAAGGTTACACCGGAACTAAGTGCCGAAGGTTCATCTAAGAAGCTAGTGGGCTACTCGGCAACAATCAATATTGTAGATTCAAACCTTCAGCCAGATAATTATGAAGACAATAACATTTCATTAAAAGACAGGGCGATAAAGCTTCTTAAGCCTTACGGACTTAGGGTTTTTGTTGACTCAGCAGCAAAAGACAGGGCCGATGAAATATTTGATATGGTAGCCGCCACAGAAGGCGATACTATATTTTCTCATCTAAAGAAACTGGCACTACAAAAAAAGGTTTTAATTTCATCGACACCGAAGGGTAATTTATTGATAACTAGGGCTAACGTAGACTCACCTCCAGTCGGTACAATAGAAGAGGATGCAGCAACAGCATCTCTGAAGTATTCTGCAGAGTTTGATGGTAGGAAAAGGTTTAGTTTATGGAGAGTGACATGCCAGACACCCTTAAAGGAAGACAAGAAAAGTGGAATATCTAAAGACGTAAACGTACCCATTATGAGGTTTAAGAACATATCTGTCGATAATGATAGTGGTGGTGGAATACAGGAGACAGCAGAATGGATAAGATCAAAAGAATTTATAAAAGCCTTTACCGTACCATTTCCATTTCCATCATTCTTTGCTCCAAATGGGGAAGTGTGGAAAGAGAACACAACGGTCACAGTTAAATCTGCAACACTTGGCATTAAGGAAGGGTTTACATTTTTAATAAGGGCAGTAGAGTTCAAGAGAGATAGTAATGGAGATGCCGTCATACTTTCTTTAGTACCTCCTCAAGTGTACACTGGAGAAGTTATTGACGAACCATGGAGAGTATCTTGAAAGCAAGACTGGGAACTATAAAGGGCTCTGAAGTTAGAAAGTTTAGAGACAGTACATCTAACTCTAGAATGTTAAGCGCCGAAATAACTTCTCCTAAAGATGTGCAGTCTGTAGAGCTTATAATGGGTCAGGGTGAAGACATAAATCCAGAGGATGATGACGTAGTAGTAATTATCAAAATATCAGATGCATATAAAATGGGTCTTCTTGTAGATGATGGCATTGAGCCAGATACAAGCATAGAGAAGGGTGAGAGAGAGTTATATTCCAAGCAAAACGGCACAAGAAAAGCTAAAATAAGATTAAATAAAAACAGTGAAATAATTCTTAATGGTGGTATAGATTTCGCAGTATCATTTAATGAATTAAAAATACAGATGGACCAATTAAAAACAGATTTATTGGCTCATGTTCATCCTGGCGTAACGTCTGGCGCATCCTCAACCGGCCCATCTGCAACAGCATTCTCAGTAAACGTAGATAACACAAAAGTAGAAAAGGTGAGATTATGAGTAGTATATACCAGGGCGATCCGGCCATTAAAATAGATAGGGACGGAGCAGACCTTCAGTTTGATGAGGGTCAACCCGTAATGGACAAGGGCTTTGAAAACTCAGTAATAATATCCCTTTTTTCTAAGCCAAACTGGCCAGGTAATGTTTTATTTAGAAGTGAGTCGCAGCAAATAGGTTCTGACTTTGAAGAATCGAACAAGCTACCGATCAACAAGGACGGTCTTAATGCCAGGAGAGATGCGGCCAGCAAGGCACTCGAATGGGCAGTTAGTGATGGACTGTTTCAAGAGGTTGATGTGTTAGTGACAAACCCAAACAGCAACACTATACTTGTATCAATCTTAATAACGCCTCCAAACGGTGAAAGCGTAAACTTAACATTAGAGAACTTTGGTTCTAACTGGAGATTTCAAAAGGAAGATCCAGCACATAGAAGGTTTAAATAATGGGACTGAATTTATCAACAACACAAGAAATAGCAGACAGTAACTTAGCTAACTATGAAAACAAGCTGTCACAGCAGTCACCGCTAAACGACAAGGCATTCTTAAGGGTTCAGTCTGGCGTAAACGCAATGAACTTTACACAGCTAGTTAAATTCGCTGCAGAGAGAGCTATGCAGAACCTGGCTATCACTGCAACAGGTAGTGACCTAGAGACAATCGGTGCCCAGTATGGAGTGAATAAAAAACCAGCAACAGCAGCCGTAGTTTCAGCAGACCTGCCAGCAATAAACGGTACAATAATTTCTCCAACAAGAACATTTGTAAGTGTTCTTACAGGAATAAGGTATACACTAGAGTCTCAGGTGGTAGCGTCTGGCGGTGTTGCAGCCTTAGTCTTAACGTCGGCTCAAACTGGCGTGGATGGAAACCTTGATCCAGGAGCAGGCTTGACCATAGACAGCCCCGTTCCAGGAGCCGAAACAGTTGCAACAGTAACGTCACTAGATATAACGGGAACAGTAGAAGAGCAAGAAGAAGCATATAGAGCAAGAGTTTTAGACGCCATCAGAGAAGCAGGGGGAGGGGGTAACTCATCCGACTATAGAAGTTGGTCTCAGGAAGTTGCAGGTGTAAAAAGGGCTTATCCATTCGCTGGGCAGCCAGAGGACTCACTAGCAGAGTCGTCACCACCTGATAGAACTGTTTACATACAAGCAACAACAGATATAGACCCAGATGGTATAGCGCCACAACCACTATTGGACCAAGTAAGAGTTTCTATCACAACAGATCCAGTCACAGGCTTAACAAGACAACCTCTAGGCCTTACAGATGAAACATTATTCATAGAGTCAATAAAAAGAACGGGATTCTTTGTTACAGTAAGAGACATAATTCTTCCCGCATCATTAATAGGCCAAGCAGAAATAAACATTCAAAACGCACTTGAGATATTTTTTAGATCCCTAGATACTTTTGTAGTTGGGCTAGACCCAGACTTTGGAAGAAATGATTTAATAACAGACGTTATAGTGTCTGGAATTGTTGACGATGTTTTATCTTC